GACGTAAAGTTTTGGAAAAGTATCTTGGTTGGTACAGTTACAATCAGAGTGCCCATTCGGTAGTTCGTAAAGATGCACGCAAGACTGGTGTGGCGACTGTACCCTGTCCTGGGTATGATGAATTTCATATCGTTCCGACTGCCAAACTGCGAGACAAGTCTGACAGTCTTGATGCTATCGAAGAAGATATGACTGCTGGTAAGATGAAGCGAATATTCTCAAAGGCTCAGACAAATAAAGTGGGCAATAAAGTTCTGGTAAATCGACTGATTGATCGCATAGCGTAAGTGGTTGATTTATATGATCTTTATTTCTCTTTGTTTTCAATCACTTGGCGGTGCGTTCCGGGCGGGTGGTTTTCTCTTTGTTTTCAAGGGCTTACGACGAGCTCGCCAAACCGTTGTAAGTGCTTGATTTCAAAGAGAAAAAAGAGCCCCAAACTGGTAAAAACTGGTGAACAACTATCCAATATTTGATGAAATTTTCTCTTACAAATCAGTGGCTTAGCGATGGCCTTGACGGGGTACAGGGTACCTGATATAATAGCTGTATTGAAATTGATTAATGACAACGGAAAAGATATGACTACTACAGATTTTGGAATGTTTACAGACAACGGTAATATCCTGGTTCAGGGTATTGTCGATGTTGCCAAGAGCACCGATGCCGACTGGCCTTGGGTTTATGAGAAACTAGAGATGCTTGCCAAGACCAAGGGTTTTGAAGAAGCCACCGACACGATGGTTCGCGAGATTGTATTCGATGCCATCGGTTACTCAAACGATACACCTTTTTACATCTAAGGAGACAATATGTCCTATTACTTTTATACCGTAGACTTTGAAGATGGTTACGGCAACCATTACTTCCGTCTTATGACTGCCGACAAAACTCTCGACCACAATGGTCGTATGGCAGTCTTTCAGAAAGAGTTAGGTTCGCAGTACACCATCACGGCCTACGATCTTGATGACTCGGACATGGATGATGACTGGATGCGTGAGAACGATATCTCCGTCATGCGGTTCAAAGACACCTACTGGGATCGTGCCTTACAGGGAGCAGTATAATGACCAGAACAGGTTTCACTATTCTTTTAGAAGAAAACGGCATCACCCGTATGGATGATTGGGCAGTCAGCTATTATTACAATGTCTGGCAAGATACTTTGAGACACGATGCAAAAGTCGGTGCCTCATCCGATATTGACAAGCTCATTGCAAAAATCAGACAAACAGGGTTATGGGTATGATTAGTTACGGTACAGATATTGTGGTGAATGTCACCAAACGAAAAGAGACAGAATGCCCGACACGGTCCATTCCGTCATTAGACACTCGGGTTGCTATGGCCCCTAAACAGGAAACGATAAAGTCCACAGCACACACGATTGCACCTGCATACAACAAGGGTGCATATCAGGTTATCAGTAAACAAAACATCAAAGACATTGGTCGATAAGGAGACCCTATGAAAGCTATTAGTATGAATGCTCGCAAAGTCGAGCTTGTGAATAAAGCACGAGAACTGTTTGGTTTTAATCGAACAACCATTACTCGTCCAGAGGCAGTGATTGTCCGTGATGAATTGGGCCTCAAGGCTATTCCATCATGGCTTCGCAAACTCAAAACGGGTAACCGTGGCGAATATTATCTTCCTAGTGAGGATGGTCGGTACGGAGAATTTACGGAATCCCCTGCACCAGTCGTTGCACCCGAAAGTGCTGTTACTGCTGTTGCGATGGCTCCGTCTGCTATCGGTGTGATGGACCAACAGGACTCTTATGTTCCTGAAAAGTTTGAAGGGTATGTCTCTTGGGGCAACTTCAACACGGTTCGGGATGTCGTAAAGTCCAACATCTTTTATCCGATGTTTATCACTGGTCTGTCTGGCAACGGTAAGACCCTCATGGTAAAAGAGGTCTGTGCAAAACTCAACCGAGAATATGTACGAGCCAACATCACCATCGAAACGGACGAGGATGACCTGATCGGTGGTTTCCGTCTGGTAAATGGTGAGACCGTCTGGCACGATGGACCTGTGGTGACTGCCATGAAACGTGGTGCGGTTCTTCTCCTTGACGAGATCGACCTTGCATCTAACAAGATCATGGCACTGCAACCTGTGCTTGAGGGTTCATCTATCTATCTGAAAAAGATTGGTAAGTGGGTTCATCCTACTCCTGGGTTCACTGTCATTGCGACTGCAAACACCAAGGGTCAGGGTTCTGACGATGGTCGGTTCATCGGGACTAACATTCTGAACGAAGCCTTCCTTGAAAGGTTCCCTGTCACTATCGAACAGTCTTATCCGACTGCCAAGATGGAAACGAAGATGCTCGTAAATGAGTTGGCGAAACACGATAAGGTCGATGGCGAGTTTGTCGATAATCTGGTCAAGTGGGCAGATGTTATTCGCAAGACTTTCAACGAAGGTGGTTGCGATGAAATCATCAGCACTCGTCGGTTGGTTCATATCATCGGTGCCTACAGCATCTTTGATGATAAGATGACTGCCATCCAGTTGACGGTCAATCGGTTCGATACTGAGACCAAGGAGTCTTTTATTGACCTCTACACCAAGATTGATGCTGGTGTCGATCCTGAGACCTTGACTGGTCAGGTAGAGGATGCCGAGGAAGAGGAGGCCGAAGAGGTTACGTTCTAATGTACATCGAGGTTCGACATCGTTCTGGCAAACACTATGTTATCATCCATCAGGGTGGCAGCAAAGTGAATGCCGGGAAAGCAGTTGCCCAGTTTGTGGGCACTGAGGTCGAGGCAAAGAATGTTGCTAAGCAATTCGCGAGGCAACTTAGTTGTCTCATTAAATACACATCGGGTGGAGCAGAGATACCATCAACACCACCCGACGGATATGCGGAGTCATAAATGAAAGAAATATCGGAAAGACTATTGGACATTGCGATTGCCGTGTCGGCCATTGTCGGTACCATAGCCGTGTCTACCATTATAACACTATTGTTATAGAGAAAAGTCCTAAGGTCATCAAGAGCCCAGAAACAGGTAATGCTGTCTGGGCCTTTTTGCATTTTGCGGGAACGCAACTGTAAGTGGTTGATTTCATAATAAATAGTAGATGGAGATACTATACATATGAGCTTCTTTGGACAAGATGGTGCCTATTATGCCGTAGGTGTTGTGGAAGATAGGCATGACCCGGAAAAACTTGGTAGAGTCCGTGTAAGGTGGTTGGGGATACATACTGAGGATAAACAAAAGATACTAACAAAAGACCTTCCCTGGTCACAAGTTGTCCAACCAACTTCAGGACACAATTTATCAGGTGTTGGAGATAACTCTAACATTATAGAAGGGACTTGGGTCTTTGGTTTAGCAAAAGATACAGACCTGTTGCAGGATTGGTTTGTAATGGGTATTCTACCCGGTATGAATACTCGTACTGCCTATCGTGGTGGTAAGACATCTGGCGATACTATTGAAAATTCTACCTTTGGTGCTGTTCCTCATGCTCGGGCATGGAACAAAGCAAGAGGCGATCTAAAAAAGATACAGGAGTCCTATGATTCTGACACACCTAACTCCGAACAAACTTACATAGATTACGAAAAGGGATTTTATGATCCCACGATTGATTTAAGAAATGTTCCATACCCACCATCGGCCGCAAGTTATGGCAACCCGGTTATTCCTCATTCATATACTCCACCAGTTGATGCACCAGGCGAGATTGTTCTAAACGATCCAGACAAACGCATCAACCGAGTACCCAATCATTCAGATGCAGGCGGTGGTGACCATCCAACATTGTTAGACCTTGACCCTTTGGATCAAGCACTTTGGAACTACAGTGATAGGGCACCGATTGCTTTTGTTAGAGCAACCCATTCGGATGTTCTACATTACCTTTATAAAACGACTCGCCGGATTATGGCAGACAGAAGGTTTAGGCCTGGGTGGATTGACTTTGGTACATTCCGTTGGCCTGATGCCAATACTTACTATTTGGCTGGGTTTGACCAAGAGCCAGAAGGCGAGTTACAGTATAGAGATTTCTATGGACAGTATGTAGACCGGGATAAAGGTCGTGAAGGTGTTATCTTCTCAACGGGTTACCTTGAACCAGAGTATTGGTCAGAGAACCGTGAGTATGCTTCTACTGGTGGAACATATGGTCCAGCATTTCCAGTAACAAGAGATACACCAACATCAATACCGGCAGCAGATGCTAATCTTCTCGGCATAGACCCACCAGACAACCGTGCTGGTTGGGGACAGGGTTCTGGTGAAGAAGTTGGGTACTGGTCTCTCAATGGTGAGGACTATCGTGTACCTAATCCTCGTGTTCGTTGGATTCGTAAAGAGAATTTGACACCTACAGAACGTCAGACCGTTATGGAATTATTCAAGAGGGGTCATTATGGTACAGGTGTATATAATATCAGTGATCCCGATGATGGTCGTCAAGATATTAGTTGGAACGATGTTAAAGAAACCGATTTAGTAGTTGTACCTTCACCAGATACCAATCCATTGGCAATGGGTGGCATACCTATTGATACTACAGACGGTATGATTGTTTCGACAAAGGCTAGTCTGTGGGGTGATTCCACAACCTACTTCTCCGACCCCAATTTATCTAGAGGCGAACCTGCCAAACCGTTATTGCAGAAAGGTGACATTGTGCAGATTGCAGGAGTCCGTGGGATGCAGGAGATCAATGGACGGATCTTCCGTGTATTGGGTATTGTAGAAGGTGACAGTACATTTACTGTCGAACTGGGTACGATGGATGGTAAGGTTTGGTCAGGACCTGGACTTATCAAGTGGAAACACATTGATAACGAGTTAGGTGAATATGAGGTTGAAGCAGTTGCAGTGGACAATGCATTGTTCTCAGAGTATCTTGGTGGAGGTGTTCTCATTCCACATTATCCACATTGGTCACTGTGTTGGAAGGCCGATATGCGAGAACGCCAAATCAACATCGGGGCACCCGACCCAGAAACTGGCGTCAATGCAATGCATTGGAATCAACCTACTGGTGACTTCAATGCTCGGTACCCATATAATAATGTTTACGAATCTGAGTCAGGTCATATCATGGAGTATGACGATACACCTGGAGCAGAACGCATACATCAGATGCATCGTTCTGGTACTCACTACGAAATTGACCACAACGGCACACGGACAAATTATGTAAAGGGTGACAACTACGACATTCGGTTACACGACGATTATATGTATGTCAAGGGTAAGGTCGTACACACCTTTGACGATGAAGTAATGATACGTTACAATGATCGTGCTGATATATCTGCTGGTTGGAAACTTCAGTTGTGGTCTGGTGGTGATTTAGATATTCATTCCAAACGTAATATCAATATGAAGGCTGATGGTGACATCAATATGCAGGCAGATGGTCATATCAACCTACATGGTACAGGGGTTACACCAGAGCAGACAGATAAGTATCGTGCTGGTTCTCGTAATGCCGAAGAACGATCCAAGATTCGTATGAAGGCAGGTCATATCGAACTAGAAGCTATCGGTAATGAGACTAAACCAAGACAGTACGGTATATTTGCTCAGTCGAACCAGGCACCTATTGGTATCAAGACACTCATGGAAGGCGATCATGGAAACATTCATATCGCATCTGCAAATGACCTGGAACTATTTTCATGGAGACACCAATATCGTACTGCGGGTAAGATATCTAACCCATCTAACATTTACGATTATGCTATTGATAATATCTATACGGAGGCCGAAGCAGGCAACATAGAGATTACCGTGCCGGTTGGTTATCTACACGCATCAATACAAAAAGAAATAGACCTAAAAAGTTGTACAGAGGATATTAGATTACAAACAATAACCAAAGATATTAACCTAAAGGCAAAAAGCGACATTAGGATCGAATCAGTAGATGGTCAAACGGGTATGACTTCTGGTAGTCATATGTATTTAAAATCTGGTGCAAGTATGACTTTAGAGACAACTGGTTCTAATGATATTGTTATACAGTCGGGAGATGATATTTTTCTATATGCACTGGATGCCATTAGTGCTTATGCTACTTCCGAATATCTGCAATATTCTGGAACTATGGATACTCATATCAAATCGGGTAGAGATGTGTTTATAGAAGCTGCAGGAGACATAGACGTTAAGGCACCACTTCTTGTTATGGGCGGTACGACAACACATATTCCTGGCACATTTTTAACTACCGTTGCAGGAGCCGCAACGGCATCGCCCGGTGGGGCAACTACTGCAGTTATTGCCACTGTAACCGCACCAGTTACCCCAGACGATGCAATATCATCTATAGAAAGTAAAAAGGCATGGATACCAGAACTTATTGAACTGTTATCTATTGACTTGCCTAACCCAAGACCTGCAACAGGTACTAGTGTAACACAACTTGCGCTAAACACAAACAATGTTGCAGAAGGTATCGGTGGAGAGAACATTCGTAACCTTCACGATACTATTGAAAACTTACAGAAGGGTTTAAGTGCTTATGTCACAAAGAAACTCCCTTCAACTAACGAAAAGAAAACATACGAGATGGATCAAAGCGAAATGGTAAGAACTGGCGGTTTTACTTATGAACTAGAGAAGCCATTTACTGGTTATGAAGATCATAACTTTACTATTGTACCTCTAGGCTTAGAGAATGCTATCAGGTACGAACCAGTAATATCACCATGCTAAGGAGATATAAAATGAGATTTTTAATTAACCTATTTAAACCTCGTCGGATACACAGCTACGAAGCAAACTATCGTAGAAACATGAATGTGAAGTATGACGATGTTTGTATGTAAGGAGAAAACAATGATAAAAGATTTGATTGAGAAAGTGAAAGAAAGAGAATTAAGTTTGGGTACCATTATGGTACTCATCGGTGTACTAGTTTGGATTATTCCAGTAAAACTAGTTTTAACATTATTTGTCATTTATGGTTTGGTATTAATCTTCTGGAAGAAAGAAGATAAGGTAAGAGACATTCATCACCATCATCACCATAATGGCAATGGTAAGAATAAGGTGAAAAGGAAAAATGGCTAAACAGATAAAGACTCTAGCAATGAAACTAGAGTCCGTGAAAAAGAAAACATCTATCGGCAACTCAGTTCGTTCTAGACCTAATAGTAAAAACGCAAAACGAGACTGGAAAAAGTACAGAGGTCAGGGAAAGTAGATAAATATTAGAATGGCTCAAGTAGAATACAATGAAGGGTTTGACGATGCTCAATCCGTAAACAATAGTCCTAGAAGTACATATATCTATAAGGACCTTAATCTATTCTTTACTCGTAATCCTGTTACGAGCGATGTTAGTACGGTTACGGATGTTCAAAATATTAAACGAGCAGTCAAGCATTTGGTTCTATTGAACCCTGGGGAGAAACCATTTCATCCAGAGATTGGTACTGGAATTCGTGATGCCTTATTTGAAAACTTTACCCCACCTATCCGTGAAGCATTAAGAATGAGAATAGAAGATGTCATTCGGGAATATGAGCCAAGAGTAACTGTAGAAGAAGTTACCTTTAATGATCCGGATAGTCAAAGACTAGATAATAACGAATTACGTTGTTTAATAAAATTTTCAATAAACAATGTGCCTTCAAGCTTAGAAGAAGTTGAAGTAATGCTACAGAGAATACGATAATGGCAGCAGGAATAAACACCAAAGGTAAGATGCAGATCACGGAACTAGATTTTGATAGCATCAAGAACAATCTAAAAACATATCTGAAAGGTCAGACAGATTTTACTGACTATGACTTTGAAGGTTCAGCAATAAACATTCTATTAGATACTCTTGCCTACAATACTCACTACAATGCGTTTCTTGCCAATATGATGGCAAACGAAATGTTTCTAGATACGGCACAGAAAAGAAACTCGGTTACTTCTCATGCTAAGACATTAGGTTACACGCCAACATCAGTCAAGGCACCTACTGCATATCTAAAAGTACAGGTAAATGATGCCAGTACCCCAAAC